TGATCGTCTATCTTTAGTGTTCATGCGCCGAACCTCATCAATCGGTTCTGTAGGTACTCGTTCTCTTTGTACAGACTCTCAATGCGATCACGCAAACTGTTCAGCAGTTCGCTTTGCTGTTCCATCAGTTCGTTTGCTTCGCCAATCCATTTGCTGATCTGCCATAGCCGTGACGCTTGATTAGCGTTGCCAAGTTCTAGGCCGTGAACTGCGAAGTCCTCTAGCCATGCAATGTTTTCTGGGATGTTCATAATTTCTCCTGCCGTTGAAGTTGTACCTGGTCAGTATGGCACATCATGACCAATACCTGTGCGATGGTCAGCCCCTGCCACTGGTAGCACGCCAGTTGCCTATGCCAGAGCCCTTGTAGATGGCGCTGGCGACCCTCAAATTGCAGTCTGGCTGTAGCAGTACCGTCAAATCACCTAGCGCACTGTGGCACGTCTGAGCCGTGAGTGTGACCCAGCCACTATTGACCTGCAATAGCCCTGAGTCATACGACCTGACTGCCTTGCACTTTTTGTAGGTAACCGCTGGTGACAGTTTGCAATCCTTGTAAGACGTGCCGGCGCGGTAGTTCCATCCGATGACCTTTGGCTGGCATCTTGACTCTCGATACATGATCCGTGAGAACTCAGCCACCGGCAGGCCGTACTGCTTTAACTTGGCGTGCCATTGTGGGCATGAGTTTGTAACAGCGCGTGCTGTGCCGCTGCCATAGCCAGTTGTCATTATCATCGCGGCCAGCACAGCCACGATCAAACGCTTCAGCCTGCCACCAATGCTGTTGGCGAGTTCCACAAGTCATCAGCACAGTTACGTTGTGCGATGGTGGCCTGTAACACTTGGCCGCTGTGGTCGTCTCTAAAGACTTGGACTAAAACTTGTTGGCCGCTATCAAGCCGCCCTTTGTAATGCTCATAGATCACTACGTCTGGAATCATGGAATCTCCTGTCTGCCGGTGTAGAGACTTTACCCACTAACAATCCACAGGATGTGGACTTCTGCTCTAGCCCTTATGGGTATGGGCAAGATGCCCACGCTTTAGCAAACTTGGCAGCGTCTTTTGACATTGCCTGGTCAATCTCAATGTGTAGCCAGTTCGGCGTGCCACTGTAGGAGCCTGCATTATCTGACGCGGTAAAAACCTTGACACCAGCAAGACCTTCGCCTCGACTACATCTGTAGCCAGCGCCGTATTCGCCGTAGGCGTACCAGTGGATCTCAGCGATGCCCAGCGTCTTTGAGTTTGACAGCAGGAACTTCCAGATCAGGAACGCTTGCGCCTCGTCTTTGTATTGGCAGTCAAATGCTGAGCCAGTTGCATGCACGCTGAGTTGTGGCGGCTTGATGTCGTTGTTCATGTTGCGATGCACATACGTGCCTAGATTCTTTGTGGCCCACCTGGCCGCGCACAGTTGCACCAGCGTGTTTATGCCGGCGCTAGTTTGTTTGCCATCCCATGCTGGATAGTAGGGATAGGGCCTATTCGCCATCTTTAGGCGCAAACATCTTTGGCGAGTCTTGCTTTTTTGTAGCCGCCACGCCATTGCCGATGCCATAAAACACGATTGCCGAGATCATCGGTAGCCCTGCGTTTTGGTCAATGCTGTTGGTCGCAAGTAGCACCGTGATGCAGATGAGCGCCACAAGCAGGATTAGTGCCTTTGGTGGGTTGGAGATAATCACGGTATGCGGTACCCGTACACTTGGATAGTACCGGCGCAACTTGTCGCCGTTGAGATCAGCGCAAACGACGTAAATTGAGTTGTCCCACCTTGCCATCCCATAAATTGACATACGTTGTCGTCGGCATCGCCGTTGCCGCCTGTGCTGTTAGAAACAATTCCGGTAGTGCTTGCCACGTTTGGATTAGTTATTTCGATTACAGAACCTGAAACAGTTGTGAAACGACCAAACGCGCGTGTCCATCTGTCCGTGTTTGTTTGATTAAACGCGGTTACGGCTGCCGCGCCGCTTGTGCTAATTAAGTATCCGCCCCCGTAGTAATCTGCTGCCGTTGCCGTTGTGCCAATGCCTAGTTGCATGTTGACCGCATCGCCGCCGCCTGTGCGCGTGAGATTGCATACCAATCGGTAGTTGGTGTAGGTAGAACTAAACACAGTGCCAGACCATTGTAACGCTGTGCCCGAAGCCGCCGACAGCGTGACAGTGCTGATGTACGTCAGACCGCTGTTGATGTTGTTATTAACATACGCGCTAGTCAATACTTGACCCGCCGTAGTCGCTGTACTTACCGTCATAATGTCTCCCTTAGAAACTCAATAGGTTGTTGTCTAGAGTACCAAAAATGGCATCGTCTAGTGTTAGGTACTGGTTGCCATCTGTGGCCTCAAACGTATAACTGATGATGTGGCTGGCTGGCGTAATGCTGTGGTTAATGCCTGAAATAATCAGCGTCTGGCTATCGGTCAATGGCGTGCCTGTTACATAGTTTTTTTCTACTGTGGTGATGTTTGTGAGATCAAGCGAGAACAGCAGATTCTGATTGGCAAGCGATAGCGCGGTTAGTTGAGTGCTTAGCCCTGTGAAGCGCACAACAGGGTTCATGTACTTGCCTAGTAGGTAGTTGCCCAGACTTGCGACTTCGGCTGTAGTCGAGTTCAGCAGGTTAAGCAGCGAGTATTGCTGAGCCTGGTACAGCGCAATAGATGCCGCGTTGCTAGTTGTTTGCACTGCACCTGCTGGCGATTGCGTGGCAATGTAGTTATACAGCAACTCATCGCCAAACTGATTGATGAGCGTCTGGTATGGAATTGCTGTGCCGGTGGTGTTAAACGTGGCGCTAGCAACAGGGTTGAGCACGCTTGATCTCCCCTTGAACGTGAGCGTGCCATCTGCACTCATGTACAGGTAGCCCTGCTCGCTGGTTGTGATTAATTGCAAATAGTTCAACAATTCGGTGTCTTGTGCAATGCTGAACGATGCCGATGCAGCAGTGCCGCCAAGTGTTGATGATCCAGTGCCAATGCTGATAGCGCCTTGATACAGGATTTCGCTGTAGTCAAGCACTGTGGAGATGCGCGTGCTGGACAATTCTGCAGTTGTGGTGTGCGCGTTAAGCGTCTGATTGGCAAGCACTGTGAACTGATCAGCGCATGACGCATACATCATGTCCTGATTAGCCATGTCGTAGTCAAGATTCCAGTCGGTAATTAGTCCGGTATAAATTGGCGTGCCGTTTGCCTTAATAATGACAGGGCAACGTGGTAGCACGTATGGGTAATAAATGCTGGCGGTGTTTAACGGATCGAGAATGCGGCTGGCGTTGTTAAATGCAATAGTTGCTGTGCCGGCATTGAACTGATCCAACTGCCTGCTGCGCCCCCGATTGATGTTGACAGACTCAACCAGGCTGGTGAGATCGGCATAGACAGTGCCGCCAAGTGTGCCGCGCCCTGTGGTGTCTAATACGCCATAAAACGCGTCATCAAGTAGGAACGGCTGACCAAATCCTGTCGTTGTCTGGAATCCCACCAGCACTTGGATTGTAGGGACAGCCATTATGCAGCCGCAAACACTTGACCGCTGAGCCGCTGAGCCTTTTGGATTGCATCGATTATGTCTTGCCCGACCTGCGCGCCAGTGCTGACCAGGCCTGCATTGACTGTCACGTTCACGCCACGCTCAGCAGAGCCAGCGCGCCCGATGTTGCCAATGCTGGTGCTAGGTGTGTCCACGCTTGGCGCGTTCATGTGACCTATTGAAATCTCGCCTAGTGATGGGATGTCTGCACCAGGCTTCACAAGGTTGATGCCCTTGATTACTAAGTTGATGACTTTGATAAATGAGTTAGCCATAAACTCAAAATAATCCGATACGCCGTTGACCACTGTGCGCACAATCGTGCCAAAAGTCTCAAACTTTTTGTATGCCACTACTAACGCCACGCCCAACGCAATGATGGCGGCGGTAATTAATACTGCAGGGTTAAGCGCCATCGCCGCGTTGACTGCCAGTGTTGCCACAGCAAGCGCGCCAAGACCTACAACTACAGCAGCCAATAGATCAGGATTAGCCTGCGCCCACTCTGAAAACTTAGTTACCACTGGTAGCACCTTTTCCATGATTGGCAAAAACGCTTCGCCGATGCCCTCTTTAGTTTCTGCAAATGCGATGCTCAGTTTTTTCATGCCGCCTGCAGCAGTGTCAGCGGCTGCTTTGCCAGCGCCACCAAAGTTTGCCTCTAGTACCTTTTGCACTTCAGCCAATGACGCGCCATCCTTGATCATGGCCTTGATTTCTGGCGATAGCGCGTTTAGCCCTTTCATGTTGCCTGCATACGCTTTAGCCAGTGCGTCAGTGACATCGACTAGCGGTTTGCCAGTAGCGGCTGCTACGTCTGTTGCCAAGTTCATCAAATCAGTTGCCTCTGCAAGATCCTTTGTAGCGACAATCAACTTCTGAAACGCTGGCCGCGCCTCATCATCAGATACTGCTACTGACTTGCCCAGACTGCTAATAAAGTTTTCAATGCTTTTGACCTGATCATCAGTAGCACCTGTTGATGCTTTGATTTGCCGCGCCAAACTTTCTTGCGCTGCTTCATCCTCAATGGCTGCCTTGACGCTTGACCCAATCACGCCTACTACAGCAGTAAGTGCAGCGGTTGCCGGTATCGCTGCCTTCTTAATTGCAAACTGTGCTTTTTCGCTGGTTGTCTCTAGTTGCTTAAACTGTGCGATTGCTTTATTGATGCCAGTGCTGTTGAACTCGCTAACAATGGGGATTGAAATCATTTGAGTTCTCGATTCACTTTATTAACCACCCGCAAAGATGCTTGCTCGATCTCGCGCGTAATCTCACGGATCTTGCTGTACACGGCTGGCCCAAATAAGCGCGTGCGCCCTGCTGGTGGCGTAGCACCCAAATTAGTTGCAAGGATGTTGCGCGTCTTGCGGCCTGCTGTCTCAAAAATGGCAGTGGCTTGATCTGTCTGCTGGATGGTGATGACCGATGCAGCATTACGCCGTGTGTCCAGTTTGACCTTTACGCCCTTTTGCGCTTTTGTCACGCTGTAGGGGAACAGTTTGCGGTTGTTGTTTGTCCACGTTTTAGCCATGCCGGACAACGGTACACCTAGCGATGCGTAACGACTGCGCGCCACGTCAAGTGCTGGCGCTGCAATCTGGTTCAATTCCGCTGCAAACTGTTTCCGCAGTCCAGGCTCAATTTTATTAAGCGATGCCACTGCCTCACGGATGCCTACAATCTCGGTCTTGGTGGTGACTGTCATCTTGTCTGCTTTCTGGACTCATTGATCAGTCTAATGCAAGACGCTAGGTCAGATGTCTGAAACTCAATGTGCGGCGGCCAATAACCAGTCTCTATCAGTAACTGACAAAGTGCTAGTCGGTAGCCGCCTTCGTAGGGAGTGCATCGTCTTGATCTACTACTTCGAGCACTGTCAGCCGTTTGATGAACGTGTCCAATTCGCCAGGTATAACGATGCCTGCGATCTTGCTGGCTTCATACGCCATGAACGCTAGATCCTCGATACCGATGCCGGCATCAGCGATGTTGCTTGCCTTGCGCTTGAACCTGCGTTCCCATGCCACGATGACATAAAGATTAGTGGTGACTTCATAGTCACCTTCACCTTGATTGACTTTCAGCGTTAGTTGCATCCTGCCGCCTGCTTTCTGTTAGTTGTTGATCAGGTTACGTCAGCGCTGTACACGCCGCCTTGTGTTGACACTGTGACCATGCCCAACTCGCCAATGGCGGCAGCAATGACATCAATAGATTCTAAGTATGTGCCAGTCAAAGTAAAGCCAGGGTTAGTTGCAGAGTCTGCAGCCGATGTTGGATTGACTATGACGGTAATTGACGTGCCAACAAGGTCTTTGAGCGTTGCGTATGTCTCAGATGCCGCGTAGGACATCATAAACTCGCCCACAAACGTAGAGTTTTCCATGCCGGCCACATAGACACGATTAGTGCTGCCAAATGCGGATGACTCCAGCGCCTCGATGGTGCGCGTGACTGTTGCTGACTTGCACTGATCGGACAAATCGATAGTAGCGATTACGACCTTTGCATTGCCGAGATAGGTAGTTGTGGCCATGATTACTCCTGTGATCCTTCTGTGCCGGCTGTTTCTATTGTAGCCGATTTGAGTTTGGTGTTTTTGGTTTCTGTAATGAATCCGTTAGCCAATAGCCAAGCAATGTTTGCGCCTTCAATAGGCACATACGGCTCACCCACATGACCGATTCTGGCTGATGCGATTGTGTACATTATGTCTCCTTTATGCTTGCGACTTCAGACTCATTGTCATGTTGTAGGCAGGATACGTTGCGCCGCCAATCTCCACGCTGCCTGGCTGACCAGACATGACGATGATTTTGCTCGACTGCACCAGCGCGCAAATGCCAAGAATCTGACGCAGTACCGGCAGACCAGCAGGCCCTGATCCGATGACCTTGACTGGAAACGACATCTCAATGACCTTGCCGTTGCCGGCTTGTGTCTCCCATGATGGCGCGTCTATAAACACGCAGTTAGGCACAATCTTTGTGGCATCGGTGACCACGCGCAAGCCCACTACAGCAGTGAGCGTGGCAGCCACGTCATCGATGGCTTCATTGAATAGATCGGTGTATGCCACTAGGCAACCTGTGGTCGATCAATGCCCAGCAACTGCTTGATCATAGGTGTCATGGCATTGACATTGCCGCCGCCCATGCCATCGAATGTAGCAAACGTATCTTGAACGCTGCCGCGAGCGCGCCACAGAGCCGATGAATACATCAGCGTACCAAGCGTGACATCACCAGATGGTGAAGTTCCTAACGCGTCACCTGTGTAGCCGGCTTCTTGTCTGCGCCGCCAGCAAAAGGCATTGCCAGCCGATACAGCCTGCGTGAGCAACGTGTAATCATCTGATGGGTTTGTGATAGTGCCAGCGCCTAAGTATGTTTCTAATTGTGCAGCCGTGACCCATGTGCAAGTTTGCGTGTAAGCAATCGTGCCGGTGGATGTGGCTGTGCGATCAACATCACCTGTGCCGACAACAGCGAACAGCACCTGATTAGGAATTGGCACATTTGTGTTGAACAGCAAATCACCTTGCGAGTCCAGGCCAATGAACTCATACTCTGGCAAGTCATAGACAGTTTGCGTGCCGTTAAATGGCGCGGCAACGCTGGCTACCGTGATCGATTGACCAACTGCTATCTCAGAGTTAGTAAGTGTCTGCAGCACTGCATAGTTGCCTAGCAGTGTCTTAAAGGTGACCGTGTATGTAGCCATCGGCGGCAGCCGCCTTTCTGACTATGCGATGATGATTGATTGCAAGCAAACAGGGATGTTTGCAAAGGTTGCAATGTACCCGTAGAACGTCACGTTACGGCCAAGCAGTTCAGCATCCTCGACTGTCATAATTCCGCGCACATCCTCGTAAAACGAGAACGCACTGGTCGGTGATCCCTTTGGAGTGTGAGCCACAATCATTGTGCCGGCAGCAAAGTTATTGCTGACAACAACTTCAAGCCCTAGTGGGTTCATGCTGTTGTAGTTCAAGCCAGTTGATCCGCCAAGACTGTTGGTGACAATGTTGTTGTTAGCGCCAACGTAGCCAAATAACGGCCTCTTGTCAGCATCTAACTGGCGGCCCAATTTTTCCCACACGTTTGGCGAGCAATAGATGTGAGTTGGGAAATAGTTTGTGTCCTCTGCCATTTCGCGCGCTGCGTCATACAGTGCATCTACCAATGACGATGGATCAGTCTGTGCAAATGTCCATGTGCTGCCAGATGCAGTTGCTGCTGCGACAAGCGCATCAGAACACACATCGTCCGTCCGAATCATGTATTCCCCAGTAAGGTCGTTTATGATCGTCTGCAATGCTGGTATGGCAGTGAAGTCGATGTCCTGTTGAGAGATGAACACGCCGCCGGCTTGAGTACTCTTTGTGACGGTATTCGCTGAGAGCGTCATTTTTTGTGACGTTACCGCAGAACCTTCAGTTTGTGTGCTCACTGATGTGTGCTGTGAAATCTTTGTGCGCGTAAACGTCTTCGATGGCGTTCCTGGCATCGCTGAAACTCCCAGCGCTGTGACCGTAGGTCGCATAAACGACAGATCCTGAATTACAGGGCCGAGCAATCTTTGTTCGAGCAAGCCGGCAGTATCAGTGGTGAGGTCTTGAGCCAGAGCAAACTCAAGCGCTGTTGAGTTTTGCTTCAAGTTGTCCTTGAACGCAGCGTTGACTGCGCGAAACGTATCGCCGCCAGCGTGCATGGCTGCCATGTACTCCGCTGCAGATGGCATCTTGAACGCACGCTTAGGTGTCGCAAAGATTGGCGCTGATGCCTCGATGACTTCTGGTACTTCCGGTGTTGCTTCCATCTCTGGTTCTCCTACTTGCTCGGTGGCTGTGCCGGAATCGCCGCTGTCATTATTACACAAATCATCGCCGTTTGCATCAGAACTCGCAGCCACTTTAGTGATGACGCTGCCCTCAAATGCCGGCTGTGGCACTAGCGACAATTCAAGCCAACTACTCGACTCAACGATCATCACGCCATCCTCGTTAAAAGTGAACTTGATCGGATTGACTCCCACGCTTACTGAGTCCAGCACGCCATCGGCGGCAAGCACCAACGCCTCATCGCCCAACGCGGTAGTTGAGACTTTGGCGGTGAAGTACATCGCCTCTGGGCTGTCCACGCGCTCAGTCACAAGACCGATGGCCTGCGTGCTGTCATGGCTCATGTATAACTTCGGATTCTTGCCATCTGTGGGCAATGAGCCTGGCAAGAAACTGACCACCTGGCCGCCATTGACGGTGGCTTCGGTGTTGTATGGCAACGCCACACCAGTGATAGTGCGCTTAGGCGTGCCATCTGCTGCTGCATCTACGGTAAATGTGGATGATGTAAAACGGATCATGCTAGGTTCTCCTGTGTATTTTCTTGGTAATTTTCTGATGGTCGATCAGCGATGTAGTTTTCCTCTAAATAACTTGAATAATCAAACTTGACATAAGTACCGCGCGGCAGCACGTTGTTCATACTGAGCGTGGATGCCAAACAGTCTGCATATGGCTTCACGCCAAAAATTAGCAAATCCGCCCGACTTTGCTCAGATGACGTGTAGGCGTAACTGCCAGTGGCAACGCCCACAAGGTATGGCGGCACGCCGCACAAACGTGCCAGATCGAGCGCGCTGTACTGTGCAGACTCGATCATCAGCATCTTGTCCGGTGTAGCAGTCGTGGCATCGTAACTAAGAAACTCATTGAGCACTGCAGTCTGGTTAGTCAATCGTGCTTGCTGGAACGCTGCGCCAATCTCTGACAGTTCTTGCGCGCTCAACGGTTCGCCACCAGTTTGTTTAAGTACGCCAGATGGCAGACTTGATTGCGCGTTCTTGTATCGGCTTTGCTCAATTTTCATGGCGGTAGCAATCGTCTGTGCTGACGAATACACAATGCCTTGAATAGGTGACAAGAACTGCACTACATCGCGCGCATCAAGTGTGTTGCCGGCAAAGATTATTTCTTTGCTAGGCCCAAACCAAACAGGGCCTGCTTGATCAAGAGTAGTGACAGAGCCTGCTGGCAAACGCGTGAACTTGCTTGGAAAACCATCTTGCGTGCGCTCTGTGACGTACCAAAACGCGCGACCATAGAACAAAAGATCATCAAGCGTCCAAGCCATTAAGAAGTTGTAGGTGACTGATGGATCTGGCTGCCGCAGCCATGAGCGCGGCGCAAGATCAATCTGTGTCATCTCACCACTTACATCGTCAAACATCTCGCCGTACATTTGCAGTGGCATACAGCCAATGACCGATGCAAGCAAATCGCGTGATCGAGACACGGTAGCCAGCGTCATGGCCTCAGCGCGCGCTGTGCCTTCTTGGTACTGATAGAACGCGCCGATGGCATCTTTGCTGTACGTTCCGCCAAAACCTAGAGCAGCCTGCACCTTTGGTGGCTCAGAAATGGCTGCTTTTGTGACTGGCTTTGTAAAGATTCCCATGCGCCTATTATGCCCTATCTAATCGCGCCGGATGTAGTGATCGCCAGCCTTGTATCCGGCAGGATGACTGACGACCACCAGCGACATCTTAGCGATTTACAAGGATGAGCATTGGCTTGTTCTTGGTGATTGGTCGGCTCGCCATTGCACTTGCAAAAATCATGCAGCGCGCTAACTCGATTGGGCCTGGAGACTTCTGCGATGACAGCGCACTGCCGCCAAGCGTCTTGACCATGACTGCGCGGTTGACGTGTTCCGCTAGTGAGTTTTCGCCAGTGTGCCACAGCCTGCCCTCAATGATCATGCCCCTGATTAGTGGCGTGAACTTCAGCAGCTCTCCATAGCCCACGACCGTTGATCGCCGGCGATACATCTCTGGTAGGTGTACATCAAGCGTAGGCGTGATTGCCAACTGCACAGTCTGATCAGTCAGCACGCGCTCGACTTGTAGCCACATTGCCTGCTCGGATTCTGTGGTGAACTCAACAGTGCAAGTCACTGATCCGTCATCATTTGCCACAGACCGCACGCCTACATAGCGCGAGTCATCCACGCTGCTATCAATACTGAGCACGCCGCCAACAGGATTGATGGCCTGAACTTTGCGCTGATCCCAGATTCCAATGGGCATCCAGCCCTGAGCTGCTGCCACCCATAGGTTTAAGTGAGCGCGCAGCCATGACGCTCGATCAGGAGATTGCGATGCCGCCACAAGTGCTGACATCTGTACCGTCTTGCCAAGTGCAGGATTACTCCAGGCCCACCATTGCCGATCATCAATGTTGACACCTGGCGGCGGTGACCACTCAGCAAAATACAACTGACGCTGCACGCCGGCATCAATGGCATTTATCCCTTGCTCACGCAATAGCAAAAACGCAGTGCTGGACTCATCGCCGGCGGTACTCCACATTGACAGCAATGGAGACTTGCGCGCAATCTGTGAGGGACGAACGGCATCAAAGATTACGGTCGCAGGGATTGACCAGATTTCATCGAGAATCGCCAAATCAATACTGCCGCCGTGTGCGTTTTGTGGCGTAGCGGCGCGCACTTCCCAGCGTGATCCGTCCGGCATTGTGGCACTTTGTCGGCCGTATGACCAGCCAATCTTTGCACCAAACTTGGCTTCAAGAATTGGCGCAAGCAACAGAAACACTGCCGATGCGCGATCAAGTTTGTGCGCTGCCGATAGGACAGTCTGCGGTTCGCCACGTCTAGTTGCCTCGACCGTGAGCCACCAGCCAATGAGCGCGGAGAACGCCAGCGTCTTGCCTTGCTGTCTGCCGGTGCTGACACAAGACTCACGATGTACGAGATCACCATTGGGATCATGGGCAAGTTGTCCCGACAGTGCGTGTACCTGCCAATCCATAAGCGACATACAAAGATGATCAAGCGCCCACTGTGCGACCTGCGGCCCGTATGACTCAGACCCAGTTACCAGCGTTTCTAGTCTGGGCAAAGTCCTGCCGGTTAGCGGCTGATCTGTGCCAGTCAAGCCAGTTACCGCCAGTTCAGGCTGGTTCTTTTCGGATACGACGAAAGA